GTAATAATTGTCGTGCCTGTTGGGATAAACGTGTTACTAATGTTAGCTACCATAAACACTAGAAAGGAGAAATATAAAATGCAATTAAGATATGTATTAAGAATTAATTATGCAATGCGAAAACCAGATGATAGGGCATATCCATATGATATGACAGAAGAAGCATTGGAGGGTATTACACATTTTTCTGAACATGCAGGAAAAGATATACCTATTTTAGATATGGATATACTTCATGTTGTTAGAACATTGATGAAGAAAGAACATAGTACTCTTTCATCAAAAAGTAAATCAGCATTATCAAAAGTTAAAGGACTTCTTGATGAGCTTGACTTATCACTAAAGACATGATATAAGGTTTATATACTTGGTTGCCGATAATGAAAACTCTTAAAAATCCTTATCTAAACAGCTAGCAAGAAACTTTATGGTTTCATCTGTGTTTAGAAAAGGTAGAGATTACAGGCTAACGGCTGTAAAAATATACCTGTCCCAATGAATTAACATTGTGGGTATAAAATATGCCAAGTATATAATGTTTAGTAGTAGGCATAAATATAACAGGTTTCTTAGTAACTGGTCATTGTTGAAATCAAGACGTTAAAAAAGGAAGGCTTACTAAGTGCTACTAATAAGTGTTAGCATTGCTACGGAAGTTGAATAACTTTTGCATTGACTAAGACAACATGGCTTGGGTAGTGCCAAGTAGGATTGTGTTTGATGTTCAATAGGTGGAAACAAGACAAAACAATGGATATATTACACCCCATTTGAGAACTATTACACAAAGTAATCAAGAGTTCCTGTAAACTACCCATAACAAAGGAGTGGAATGTTACAAAACTTTTTAAAAGAATTAAATTTAAAAACTAACGAAAGTGTTAGAATAGATTGTCCTATTTGTTTTAACAAGAATACGTTCTCTGCTATAAATAATGGTACACAAACTATTTATAACTGTTTTCATGCGGATTGTAATATTAAAGGTAGGACTAGAAGTGAACTATCTAAAAGATTATTTAATGAGGTAGAAAAACAAAAAGAACCAGAAATATTTTACTATAGAAATCATTGGGAAGAAAATTTAGAAAATAAAGATTATAAAAAATATGTTAGACACTATAATCTAGAAGAATATCATGAAATTATACGATATGATAGACACTTACATAGAGCAGTATTTTTAGTTAAGAAAGATGACAAATTAGTTGATGCTGTTGGAAGAGCTTTATATAAAAATAAAAATCCAAAGTGGTATAGATATGGAAATTCGGGCTACCCCTTTATAACTGGTAAAAGTGATACCGCAATAGTTGTAGAAGATGTGGTATCTGCACTAACTATATCTAGATACTGTACAGGAATAGCTTTACTCGGAACTAACCTTTTACAAACCCATATAGATGTGCTAAAGAACTATAAAAAGGTTGGAATAGCACTTGATAAAGATGCAAGTAAAAAAGCTGTTAAAATATTAGATGATTTAGCTTTAAGTATGAATGTTAAATTTTTACTTTTAGAAGATGACATAAAAGAAATGATAGATGAAGATGTGGAAAAACTTGTGAATAAAGTGGATAAAAAAGCGTGGGGATGGCAAAATGATACTTACTGAAATCCTATCAATTTGCTTAAACCACGAGCATTACCAAAAAGTTCGTAGATTTATTGATAAGGATATGTTTAATCGTGATTATGGTATAGTATATACCCTAATTGAAAAAATACATGACAAATATCCAGAAAAGGTACTAAAACTGCGAGAATTAAAGGTCATGTATGCTGACCTATATCCCGCTGTACCAAAGGCTACAAGGCAAAATATAGTAGATAAGATAGATGAATTAGATGAAAATAGTTCCATATCGGAACTAAATTTTGATGCCATAAAAAACTTTTGGGCTAGACAACAAGCAAAAGAAATAGGAGAAAAAGCAGTTGACATTTATACAGGGGCTGACAAAGACGTAAGTGGTTTAAGACGATTAGTCGAAATGTTAGATGAACAAAACATGGTAGGTAGCGAAACTTACAATATTGTAGAAGAGGATATAGAAGAATTATTTACTTTAAATGGGTCGGAGGGTGAATTTAAACATAGACTACTGACAATCGCTGACAATGTCCCCGCACTAGATAGAGGACATTTTGTTATTCTTTTTGCCAGACCAGAGATAGGTAAGACGACATTTTCTAGTTTTAATGCTTCTGGTTATATTAAACAAGGGAAGAAAGTGACATACTGGGCTAATGAAGAGCCTGCTGTTAGAATTAAACTTAGAATAGTACAATCTTATTTTAATCAAACTAAAGAAGAAATTGCAGATAACATTGACAACTACAAAGAAGAATATCTAACAAATATAAAACCTTACTTAACAGTTTTTGATAGTGTAGGTACACACATAGATGAAATAAATGAGTATGCACGAGTTTATAAACCCGATGTTATGTTTGTTGACCAATTAGATAAAGTTCACATTACTGGTCAATATAATAGAACCGATGAAAAATTAAAAGATGTTTATGTTCGAGCAAGAGAAATTGCAAAAAGACATGGTTGTTTATTGTGGGCGGTATCACAAGCAAGTTATGAAGCAGAGGGAAAATCAATTATAGATTATTCTATGTTAGATAATTCTAGAACAGGAAAAGCAGGTGAGGCAGATTTAATTATAGGTATAGGAAGAGGTGCTGATAATCATGACTTGTCAGACCCTTATAGATGTATTACAATAAGTAAAAATAAATTAAATGGTTGGCATGGCTCTCGTCATGCAACTATAAGTATTAGGAGAGGAGTGTTTGAAAGTGATACTGACACTTGATGTAGAAACAACTTTTGACGTTGATGAAGAAAATAAAATAACTTCAAGTCCATTTAATGATAACACATTAGTTTCTGTTGGATATAAAGTTAATGACAATCCTGTTGAGTATTTATGTTTTTATCATAGAGATGAACCACCAACACCAAATGCAAAAAAGATTTTACAAAATGTTTTAGATAAAACAAGTATACTTATAGGACATAACATAAAATTTGATTATAGTTGGTTAATACAATGTGGATTTACTTATGACAAAAAATTACATGACACTATGGTTATGGAATATATTATGGCACGAGGGGTTAAATGGGGATTTTCATTAGAGGATTGTTGTAAAAGAAAAGGTGTAGCACTTAAAAAAAGTGAACTAATTCAACCATTTATGACAAATAAAACTTCGTATGAAAGAATACCTTGGACGATTGTAGAAGAGTATGGTAAACAGGATGTTGAAAGTACTTATCAATTGGCTATGGCACAGTTGAGTAAATTAAAAATGAATTGGGGAGATTTATATGCCTAATGGAATAGTACCTACTATAAAACTTTCAATGGAACTAACAAAAGTTTTAGCTGACATTGAAATGAATGGTTTACATATTGATACTGACATATTAACAAGTATAAAAGTTAAATTTGAAAAAGAACTTGTTGACTTACAAAAATATTTAAATGACAAAGTAAAATATTTTATGGGTGATACGCCAATTAATTTAGATTCACCAGAAGATAGGTCGGTGCTTTTTTATTCAATGAAAGTAACTGACAAAAAAATGTGGGCGACAAGATTTAATATAGGATATGAATTAAGAGGTAATACAAAAAAACCTAAACGAAGAACTAATTTTGAAAGTGTAAGAGATTTTTATATAGAAATAAATTCAATGGCAAGACCAGTATTCAAAACACATGGAACTATTTGTCATAACTGCCAAGGAACTGGTAGATACACTTATATGAAAAAAGATGGTACACCAAGTAATGTAAAACGAAAATGTAAAACTTGTGATGAAAAAGGATTACTGTTTACAAATAAAGATGAGAGAGCAGGATTAAAATTAAAACCAAGAAATGTTATTGATTGTTCTGCTATGGGATTTAAAACTGACAAAGAAATATTAGAAAGTTATTTATCTACTGCTAGTGATGAGACACATGAATTTTTAGTTAAGTATGTACGCTATTCAGCTATACGAACTTATCTAAGAACTTTTGTAGATGGTATGCAAAAAGCTATAAGTAAAGATGGTATGGTACATCCACAATTTATGCAATGTGTAACAAGCACAGGAAGATTATCATCTAGAAATCCTAACTTCCAAAATATGCCTAGAGGTAATACTTTTCCTGTTAGAGAATGTATTACTTCACGATTTAAAGGTGGAAAGATACTAGAAGGCGATTACTCTCAACTAGAATTTAGAGTAGCGGGATTTTTAGCGAGTGACAAACAAGTACTTAAAGATGTTAAAGATGAGGTTGATGTTCATAGTTATACAGCTAGGATATTAGGTGTATCTAGACAAAAAGCTAAATCTGATACCTTTAAACCACTTTATGGAGGTATTTTAGGTACTCCAAAGCAAATGCAATATTATAGAGCATTTAAAAACAAGTATTCTGGTATTACAAGGTGGCATAGAGAACTACAGAATGAAGCACTTATGTCAAATAAGATAAAATTACCTAGTGGAAGACAATATTTCTTTCCAAATGTTGAACGATTACGTAGTGGAAGTGTAACAAATTCTACTGCTATAAAGAATTATCCTGTACAGGGCTTTGCCACAGCAGATTTATTGCCTATTGCATTAATTAATTTAAAAAACTTGTTGACAAAAAGAAATTTAAAGACTATTATATGCAACACAGTACATGATAGTATCGTTTTGGATGTGTATCCAGACGAAGAACAACAAGCTATCACAACTTTAAAGGAGGCTATGATGTCTTTATCCGATGAGTGTGAAAAAAGATATGGCTTTAAATATACGATGCCAGTAGGAATTGAGTTAAAACTCGGTGATGATTGGTTAAACATGAAGGAGGTTTATAAATCAAATGGTTGAAAATGGTACAGATACTAACGCTTTAGCAGTTCCAACTGACTTTAATACATTAAGTGATACGGAATTAATGAAGCTAACAGGACAAACAGACGGTGGTGGTGGACAAGGTTCAGTACTAGGTCGTTTGACAATTAATTATCAAACAGAAGATGAGAATGACAAACCGTTACCACGAGGTCATTTTGTTCTTCCTATTGATGGTGACAAAGTATATGCGAAAGAGGTTACTTTTAGACCTTTCATTCGTTTATACGCCTACAGTTATTGGGATAATAGTGAAGAGGAATTTACATCAAGTGTGCAAATGCCATCACTAGGAGACCAATTTGCTGATTCGAAAGGTAATTATAAGTGTGGAAAATTATCGAGAGAGGAAGTTGAAAAACTACCAGAGAATGACCCACAAAGAATTATCCAAAGTGCGATAAAGTGTAATCAAGTTCTTTACGGCGTAGCAACGCTCACAGGTAAAAAATCTGACGAGCAAGAAGTAAATGTTAAGGAAGTTCCATGTGTATTATATGCTAAAGGTACAAATTATTTACCTTTTAGTAGTACACTATCTGGTTTAGCAAAACAGAAAAAACCAATGATAAGAACTAATCTTATGTTATCTACGAAAAAACAAAAATCGGGTGGAAACACTTATTTTTCGATTAACATTAAGACAGGTTCTACAGTTGATTTATCTGATACAGATAAGGAATTACTTAAAGAGTTTATGGTAGCTATAAAATCCGTAAACGAAAGTGTCATGGAGAAGCATCGTAGTGCTATTAAAAGTAAAACAAAAGATGGCGACCACTCCCTAGCTATTGAGTTAGACCAAGAATAGCATATGTTATCTACTCTAATAGAGAGTTTTCTCTATGATGCGGTTCGGGGGAAGGGAAAACTTTCCCCCGAAATCATATCTGAATTTAAAGAAGCTTGTGGTAAGGCTTTAGAAAAACAATTTAATGAAGAATCTAAGTGGAAAATGAGGATGTCGGGGTTAGGTAAACCCCTATGCCAACAACAGTTAGAAAAAAAAGGTAAAGAAAAAGAATTACAATATAATACAATAATTAAATTTTTAATGGGAGATTTACTTGAAGCGGTTGCTATAGCTGTTATGAAAGGGGCAGGAATACAAATTGACAAAATACAAGAGCCTGTAAAATTAAAGATAGGAGATACTGAATTAGGTGGCACTTATGATGTTAAAATAGATGGTAAAGTTTGGGATATAAAATCTGCTAGTCCATCTAATTTTATGGGTAAATTTGGTGAATTTGGAAGTTATACGAAAATAAAAGGTGATGACCCTTTTGGGTATGTTATGCAAGGTCATTTATACGGAGAAGCTGACAATGTTCCTTTTGGTGGTTGGATAGCTATTAATAAAGTTACAGGGGAATTTGCTGTATGTGAAGCACCTGTAAATCAAGAAGAAGATAGAAAAGAGATGCTACAAACAGCCACTGAAAATATTAAAGTTTTAGAATCTAACAAAAAGTTTGAAAAGTTATTTCATGAAGTTCAAGAAACTTATGTACCTAAATCGGGTAAACAAAAAGGAATTAGAATAGAAACAGGAAATACAACATTAGAAAGTATATGTGGCTATTGTGATTTTAGAAAACATTGTTGGCCTAAAGCAGTATTACATGAAAAAGTAACATCAAAAGCTAAATCAAAGCCGATGGTGTGGTATAACAAATTAAAAAATACAGAGGTAAAAAATATATGAACATACTTTGGTTATCTCATCCTTTTAGAAAAGATGATATTGTATCTAATAGAGATGCTGTTTGGGTCTATACTGACAATGAATTACGTGAAGGTGGAGGTGAAATGAAGGAATTTATGAGAGGAGTTGAGAATTGTCATGCTTTAATAACAAGGGAAACCATAGGTAAAAATGGTTATTTTAGAGAAGATAATATAGAAAGAAAAAAAAGAACTATACAAAATCATTTTAATGCTTTACAATTACGAATAAAACAAGGTAAATTAGCGATATTACCTTCTATAGAAATAAATGAGGCAATAATAGAAATGGATAAGCACGCACCTATTTTATCTGAAACTTTTAAAAAAGGTGTAGAAACTATTAATAAATTTAAACTGACAACGCTTATATGAAAAGAAAGGGATTTCGCTCTGAATTTGAGAGGGGAGTTGCCTTATTTTTAATTAAGAATAAAATAAAGTATGAATATGAACTGCAATATCTTGAATATCAACCTAAAATAAAAAGATATACTCCCGATTTTTACTTACCTAAACAAAATATATTTATTGAAGCAAAAGGATTTTTTGATTTAGCAGATAGACAAAAGCATCTGTTAGTTAGAGAACAAAATCCAGATTTTGACATACGATTTTTATTTGTAAATGCAAAAAATAAACTTAACAAATCAAGTAAAACAACGTATGGTCAGTGGTGTGACAAAAATAAAATACTTTGGGCAGAAAAAAGGATACCACAAGAATGGCTGATTTAACTAGGCTTATAGACGAAACAGAAAAGTTATCATTACTTCCCGATAGACTTTATTTAATCTTAAAACCTGTAAATGATGATAAAGGTGGATTTGATATGATGGCGTATGATACAACAGACCCTAAAAAACCTCTTAGTCCTGCTTTTTATGTACTAAAAGGTATAATGGAGATGATGAATACGGATTTAGATAGACTTATATCATTAGGGCAAATGGCTGTTATGGATAGAATAGTGGATATACAAAATAATGGAGAAACCCCTACAACAGAAACAATAGATGATGAAAGTATAGAATTAGTAAATATAGGAAAAAAACATTGAGTAAAATAGAAGAAAACAACGGAAAAACATTAAAAGAATTAAAATCACATGATTTTTCTATAACTAAATTTAAGAAAGATTTAAAGTATGGAAAGAAACACGAAAAACTTGTAATGAAATCACGGGAGAATTATGAATTAAAGACAGACCGATTGTCGCATAAGACAGGGAATGTATTTGTTGAGTTTATGTCTAGAGGAAAGGAAAGTGGTATAAAGACTAGCAAAGCTGACATTTGGATATTTAGAATTGTGGATAAGAAAGATAAACATCTATTTTCTATTGAGATTCCCCTTGACAGACTATGTGATTTGGTGTATAATAAATATACTATTGTCTCTGGTGGTGATAAATTAACTTCTAGGGGATATTTAGTTCCTATAATAGATTTGGTAGCAATATGACAGAAGATTACAAAGATTACAAATTAAGAGGTACTGTGCATATGCCATTTAGCCCTATGCTAATGGAATTTCAGATACCACAGCCATACATAAATTTATTAAATACATATGGTGATAAAATATCTAAAAGTGCAAAGAAATCAGAACAATTAGATTGGTCGGATAATTTAGTTGGAAATGTTAAACAAGAGCACAAAATTGAAGAACATATATGGAAAGAAAAGCCTAATGAAAATTTACCTACACTATTTAATTGGATGGCTCATTGTGTTAATACCTATGCAAAAACACATCTTAAACAAGGTGATAAACACGATAAAAATGCTGCTGAAAAAGGCATTAAGAAAGTAGCACTTCATAATAGTTGGTTAGTTAATTCTATAGCAGGTGATTTTAACCCACCACATATGCATTTTGGAATGTTATCAGCAGCAGGATGGTTAAGAATGCCAGAATCTGTAGAAAAAGATAAAGAAAGAGAACACGCAGGTTGGATTGAATTTTTGTATGGTACACCTCAAGTTTGGATAGACCCTAAATATGCTGTAAAACCCCACGTAGGGCAGTTATTTATTTTTCCTAACTGGCTGTTGCATCAAGTATACCCATTTAGAGGTAAAGGTATACGAAGAAGCATATCATTTAATGTAAGTGTTGAATTTTAGTGGAGATATGGAAATAACAAAAGAATTTTTAGACGAAGCTAAAAAGCTAGTAGGTGGGGATAGACAAAAAGATTATGGGGATAAGGTACAAAACCATACAAACATAGCAAAACTATGGTCTGCATACTTGGATATAGAAATTACAGCAGAAAATGTTGCTATAATGATGAGTTTATTAAAGGTAGCACGAACTAAGCTAGGAGCTACTAGCAAGGATACTTATATTGATATGGCTGCTTATAGTGCTATAGCAGGCGAAATACGATTTAAAAATGAAAAAGATAGTTAAAATACAAAAATTAAATGATATTGACCTAGATGATTGGAAAATAACATTTGGGGATGAAACACATATCACTAAAAATCACGAGCAATTTTTTGAATTAGTTGAAAAAGGGCTTGAAATACATACTAAAAGGGAGATAATAATGAGTGAAAGACCGAAGGCGGAAGAAACATCAGCAATATTTGAAACAGATGACGAAGTAAGAAAAAATGAAAAAAGAAAAGTAAAGGAATTTAGAGAGGATGTTAAAAATTTGAGTTTTTCACAATTTAATAGAAAATATCCATCACGAGAATTGGGAGATACCAAAAATGAATAATGGCAGTAACTTCATCGACAATAGCTAGTTTTGATGTAAAGATTACATCTGAGGGATTGCTTGTTTTAGAAACAAAGCTAGCTAAATCTTCTGATTTTATGGAAGTTATGGATAAATGGAATCCCGAATATGAAAATACCCCTGTTATAGCATCTATGTTAGATTACTATGCAGGGGTATTTGATTTAATGTTAAAGGATAGTCAAAAAATGGTAACCTAAGATTGTATTTTGATAATCTTTGGTTTTTCTGATTCTGGAATTTCTCTATGGTAGGATACTTTAAGCATTCCATCCTCAAGTTTAGCACCATTTACAACTATATGTTCATGTAATTTAAATCTTCTAGTAAAACTTCTATTAGCTATACCTTTATGAAGATAGTCTGTATCTTTAGATTCTTTACATCCGTATATAGATAGAAGATTATCTTTTACTTCTATCTTTAAGTCTTTTTCTTTGAATCCTGCTACTGCTAATTCAATAAGACCTTTTTCATCCTTCTCCTTTACATTGTAAGGGGGATAAGTATTATGTGTTTTAACAAAAAAGTCTGAAAAAAAATCATCGTTAAAACCTAAAAAATGATTTTTTAATATGTCTAAATCGCCCATTGTATTTCTCCTTTGTAAGCGAGTTAAGTCAGCCAACCCATTATGGCGTTAGCTTATTTAGTATATATAATATACACTAAAAACTTTTCAATAGTTTAAACTGGTTTACACTTAATTTGGTATAAAAAATCTGTTGTTAATTTGCTAAAGGGTTATTTGATTTTAGCTTAATTTCTTTAATTTCTGCATCTTGTACTTCGTTTTCTTTAGATACAATAGCTAGTTTTTTACTTATTTCTGCCATAGTGTCTTCTATTATTTTTATACTTTCTTCAAGTGGTACAAGATTAATTTTTGCTAAATTTGATAATACTCTAACCATTTCTTCACTTAATCTTTTAAGTTCTTTTGATATAGGTTTTAAATCTACATCTTCTGGAATATCAAGCATAGCAATTTGTTCTCTAATTTTTGCTATCTCTTTAAATACAATAGTTAAATCTACAGGCTGTATTTTATCATCAACCTTTTTAATTCTATCTATTAAATCTACTTTGTATTCATTAGCATATAATAAAACATCATCAAATTGTTTTGTTAATTCCTTATCTTTTTCATGTAATGGTTTTAAATTAACTGGAGGTGTTCCTTCTAATGCATCAAGCCTTGAATTAAACTGGCCCCATGTGTAAAAGCCTCCCCCAATAGCTCCAATTACTCCTAAGAGTGCCGCATAGGTACTAAGTTTTTCAATTATTTTCATTTCGTAATGCCTCCAATTCTAATTTTAATCTATTAGTTTTGTTTTGTGCTTCTAGTAGCTGTACCCTATGTACTTCTACTGGGTCATTTTGTGAATAACTAGCAAGAGTTATATCACTATAAATTTCTTTATCATAGACACCTAAATCTATTTGATTATTAAATAAATCTAATCCTTGGTCAGTATATATATCTTTTGATTTATAAAATTGTATTTTATTATAGGCATCTAGTGTATTATTCTTAAAAAATAAATCCTCTTTTGTTAAGTTTTGAGTTGTTTGTTTTGTTACTTTTGCTATTTGTTTAGCTATCTTTTTTAAATTCTGTTTTAATTTACTTTCTACTTCTGCAACATCTGTAGTAACCCTGTTGTCGGTGTCCACCTCTGTGTCTTCCGATTGTATATCTTCTTGCTCTCCACTGTCTTCTGTTGGTACCTCGGATTCTTCAGTTCCCTCGCTATTGGGTTCCTCTTCCGGTGATTCTTCTTGTGGCTCTGCTTCCTCTGTCGGTTCATTTTGGGCTACTTCCTTTTCTTCTATTTCCGATTCCGGCTCAGATGCAACTTCCATTGTTTCTTCTTCAGTTTCAACAGTCTCTGGTATGCTTTCCTCGTCAGTTGCGATTTCTTCCATCGGTTCCTCAAACTCTTCAAAAGATTCCTCAGTAAGTTCATCATTAAACTCCTCCTCGGTTATCTCTTCAAAAAATTCTTCTGCTGTTATGCCTTCGTCTTCTAGAAACTCCATGAACTCTTCTTCCATGCCTGTTTCTTCTAAAAATTCAGTAAAATCTTCCTCAAATTCTTCCGTAAATATTTCCTCCATTATTGCTGTTGGAGGTTCCATTGTATAATCCTCTTCAAAAAATACCTCTTCAATTATAGGCATTTCTTCAAAAGTTTCAAACTCTTCAAAGTCTTCAAACATTGGTGGCTGTTCAAAATCACCAATATCAAATTCGTCTATTTCAAATTCTTCAAAGTACATATCTTCTTCCATAGTGTACTCTTCTTCAAAATAGAAATCATCTTCTAATACATATTCATCTTCCCAAGTATATGTATCTTCAAATACTATATCATCATTATACCAATCAAAATCTTCTGGTAAATCCTCTATTATATCTACAATATCTTCATCAATATCATCTATAACATCTTGTGTTTCTTCATTAATAGGTGGTATATTTTGATACGTTATATTTAATGTAACATTATCTACATCTGGCCCACGATGATAGTTATCATAAGTTGTACCTGCAGTCTCATTATACATTTCTGCTCTGATTGTAAAATCTGTTTGTGTATTTGAGCCATGAGTATAGCTATTTGTATAATTTGTAAACTGACCACCATTCATTGACCTGCTAGGGTCATGGTCATTTATATCTCTAACTTGTGTAGATACTGAACCATCAGAACCTGTAACAGTTTGTTTAAGAGTAAATGTGTTTTCAATACTGTTCCAAAACCATACATCTGCCGCCATGGTTGAGGTAAAGCCTTGATTCATTTGATGTTGTGTTAAATGACCATCATCAACTAAATCTACATCTTGATATACATTGTCTTCCTCATGACCTTCAAATGCTAATACACCACCACTATCATCCATGCCTGTTTGATATGGAAATCCCCATTCACCATGTGTGTGAATACCGTCGTCACCACCTGTTGACCAACCAGTTGTAGTTGTAGTATTGCCTGTTCCAAACGTAGAGTTTGTAAGTATGTTTCCTGTATTTATTGTTTCACCAAAAACTATTTTAGAAAATAGTATTAACGAACAAAGAAATAGTAAAAAATACCTCCAATTATACTTATATCTAAACAGATTGACCATATAATATATAGTCTAATCATCCATAATGTTGCATTCTTTATCATTTATGAACATTAATTATCCTTACTTCTTTTGTTTGTAAGTCTGTTTCAATTATAATATTACTAACTTCTTCTTCTGCTTTTAATGTTTCTAATTTTTTCTTTTCTTCTTCTATTTTTTTAACCAATGCTTCTTGTTCTAATCTAAGTCTTTCCGCTTCTTCTTGTCTAGCAATTTCTGCAAGTTCTTCATCTATACGAGAACGATTTTCTAATTTAGATATATAAGAATCATAATCTGGTCTTTCAATGTCATATTTATTCCATTGGTCTAAAGCTTGTTTACCAATTTTACCTTCAAACGGACAAGGAGTTCCTGCCATTTGCATAGCTTCAAAAACTCGCTCATCTTGACACAAAATTGACACAGCCGCAACTTTCATACCATAATCATATAGTACCTTTGAAAGTTTTATTCTTTCACAATTTAAATCCCTAATATGTTTGCCAACAGAAGCACCAAAACCAAGGGTAGAAACGGAGCCACTAACACCCATGCTACACACATCTTGAGACATTGAGGAGTAACTTGGTGCATTTGCTGAGTTGACAGGTACATCTGACCCATTGGTAGTTGTTGTATTTGTAGTTGTTGATGTTGTTGTGTTCGTCTGTCCATCATTATTATTTGTTGTTGTTGATTGGTATCCGCCAGTTATTTGAGTATTACTTCCCGAAGAATTAGTTTGGGAATTTGTATCATTTGTAGAATCAGCTATAACAGGTTTTGCCCATATAGCTATTAGTATTAATATTGTAAGTAGTATAAAGTTGTTTCGTACCCATTTCATTTATTTTTTTCCCATTTTTTCTTAGACTTTAAAGTCCATTCTTTCATTGCTTCTTTAGTAACTTTTTTATTTACTAAAACAGCACCTTCGGGTATTTCATTATATAATTTTATTACTTTACCATCCTTTATTTCTACTATAGCTTCACCACAAAAAGCATCTTTTTTAAATTCTTTATCTCTTGCAAGTATTCTTTTTTCTTTTAAACAAGAAGATAAGTTTTCCATAGGAATATACTGAGTAAGTCTATCCTCTGTATCATTCATATTTCCAAAAAGGAACATTACTATTATACTAATAACTTCCATTATTACTTGCCCTTATTTTATCTTTTAATTCTTCAACATCTTTTTGTAATTTAGCAACTTGGTCTTTTAAAAAATCAATATTAACTCTGTTGTTCATCATTGATTCCATTTCCTTTTGAATACCTTCTTGATTTTTGGCTAGCCATTCCACCAACATTGTCTGCTCCATATCGATAGGCTTTTGGTCAGCAGCTTTTAATAAATCTGCTTCCATTAATTGCTTAGATGTTTCTAGCTCCGTAATTCTTTGAATCAAGCCAAAATATGCCCACGTTCCGACAGCAACAAGCGTGATAAGGCTAACAACTGTTTTAAGTGGCATCTGCACATTTGTGTGTTCAGATACTTTCATTATTTTTTCTTTTTCTTTTTAATTCTTCTTCGTTTAACTAAGAACCAATTATATTGTTTTTGATTATTTTTTGACAAGACTACCTCCAAAGTACAATCCAATAATTGCAGACATTAGGTGGGTATCTAGAGGTGTAATAACTACACCAAAATATTCTTTATCTAATACAATTTCTTTTTGTTCTATTAAGAATAAAAACCCTCTAGTAAATTCTGTCCAAGTTAAATAAACACTTGTATCAAAAAATACAGGTACTATTTTAGGCCATCCAATAATAAAGAATACAGCAGTTAATGCTATAATTCTTCTAGTCCATTGAAAACCTTTATTTTCATACCGTCTTGCTTTGTCAATTTCTTCCATTTGAAATTTACCACGAGCAAGTAACATTTTTTGTTCTGCTTGTTTTGCTTTAATGCTCTGTCCCCATATGGTCATAAATCCACCTAGTACACTAGAACCTAGCATTGTAATCATTTCAACAGGTAACCCACCTAACATTATTTTATCTCCTATATTTATTTATTAAAATATATAACTATATATGATTATTAAAAGAATAATTCCTAAAGCACTGGTAAATATTTTACCTTTCTTGCTTAAATTATTCCACATATCTTTCAATTTACTCATAACTTATCCTCCCTAGTCAGTTATTTTTATAAAAGCCCAAATAGCACCGAGTATACCCCCGATTGCTAAGAAAACTTTTATCCCTCCAACCCCCATGTTTGAGGTTTTATTTAAATCTCTTATTTGTTTTTGCATAATACTAATATCGTCTCGAATATAACGAACATCTGTTTTTAATTCTGCAATTTCTTTTTCCCATTCAGCCATAACTTAAATCCCCACTCCTGTTTTACTTAATCCACTAATTGGAAAACTTTTAAATCCTATACAGTATGCATCTATTGCTAATCCTGCTTTATAATCCTCTGGTCTTGCATCATATAACTCTAATAATTCATACCTTGCCATTTGGCATTCTGCTTCATCTGGATATAAAAAACCATTGTATTTAACCGATGGTGCATTCGGCATTGATATTAGCACCAACATAAACCATATTTTTATCATTGTATTAGTATACGAAGCCTAATTTCTCCATTTGTTTTTCTGGCGTAGGTCTTTCGTAAGCTCCTTCGTGTTCTTCTACAGGAAATTGTTGACTTCCTTCTGGGAACATTGTTGTGTATTGTTCTTGTTTAGACATATCAGGTGTAAGCCATTCAATTGTTTTAGCAGGTGCTTTTATTATTTTTTCAGTATCAATAAGAGGTATACCTAATCCAAAGAATGATGGTATATCCATCTTTTCAGATTCTGGTTCTATTATAGCGGTTTCTATGTATGCTGCTTCTAGTACTCTACTAAAATCCATATTAAGTTTTTTATTTATAACACCCCTATCTATAATTTCATTTACAACTCGTGCTGCATCTTTACTTTTGAGCATTTCTTTTATAAAATCACCTTTACCTTTATTCATAGCTCGTAAAGCTAATTCTGATGCAACAAATCTAAATCCAATAACACCTCTAGCTAAACCATATATTCTACTAAGTATAGCCGGTAATCCAAGACCTGCAGGGAATACCATTTGTCCACCTTTATCAATTACTTTAAGTATATCCTTTTGAATCATTGCAGACATATCTACTGTTGAACGAAGATAGTTAAAATGGTCGTCATCCATTATTTGTTTTAAAGAAGGTTCGACAGAATCTAGCCATCCTTTAAATCCATCAAAGTCAAAACCATTTAAATTTTTAGATATTCCTTTGTGTACCCATTTGCCGCCCACATTTTGATTAGAGAAACTCATTGTAATGTAGTCTCCAATCATATTAGAAACAGCCATATTAAATTCACCTTTATTTTTAAAGGTTCCTTGTTTAAGCATGGTTTCTCTAAGTGTAATTAAATCTAATCCTGTTTTAACATCACCTTCTTTACCTATAAATCGTTCAATAAATGTTTTGTTATCAGATAACCCATCACTTAATTTTCCTACTTGATTAAGTATTTTCTGTTCAGCTTGTTGGTTAAGTTTCCGTATTGTTGCTCCATCTACATTAGCTTTTCTTACTAAATCAGATTGTAATTTAACTATTTCTGAATTAAGTTTTGTATTTTTACTTAACTCTGTAATGATAGCTTTTTTATTATTTATAAGATTATCAATTTCGTAAAGTGCAAATTTTGTACCATCAATTGAATCAACAGAAAGTTTGTCAGCAAGTTTTATAATATCATGAAATAAATTTATTGAATGTCCATCTGTATCTACAATTTCACCATCAAGTATTCTATACTTACCAGTTGTAAACTTACCTATATTTTTTCTAAATTCAGCACCAAGTTGTTCATCAATCATTCTTGTTATGTGAGCTTTCCACATAAGTGCCTTGTTACTTGTAGGGTCAATAAGATAACCTTTTCCTTTAACATAAGTACCTGCGTTTAATGAAATTTGGTCTCTAAAAAGTTCTGGATTTTTCTTTATTTCGTTAAAGTTAATCCATGTTGTTGGATGGTTTTTAAGTGTTTTACCTGTAGGAAAAGAAGGGCCATACGGAAATTCTTGTCCTAGTTGTGAATAGGTAAGCCACTTAGAACCAATTTTAGCTATATCACTTTCTTTATCTAAGTATCTATTTGCATAGTTATACTTAAAGTTTTCACGAGCATTAAGTAAATCATCTTTTAGATTTGGATATGCTTCTTTATACTTTTCAGCTAAATCATCTATTAGTTTTTCAGAATCATCAAATAAAGATGCAAATACTCCTGCGGAAGTATCACCTTGTTTTGATAAGACAAAATCTATTCGTTGAAATTCTCCACGTAACTTACTTAATTCCTGTATATTAAATGTTAATGGAAATGCTGCTTCATCACCTCCAACACTTTTTCTTAACCATTCAAACATGGTCATATGGTCTATTGTGTTAGGTTTAACATTAAGTTGTTCTGCTAAAGCAAATTGTTTTTCTTTAAACCATTTTTTATATTCTAATTCTTTTAAATTTGAGGTAAGACCATCAATATACGCCTCTCCTTTATCTAGTATATGAAGTTTTCGTATTTGTCTTTCGGCCGCTCCATCAAAAATACCTTTTATTTGTTTAAATTGTCGAGGAGCTTTTTCGTTTCCTCTCCAAAAAACTTTTTTACCACTAATTAAATTGTCTTTATCTCCAAAAGCTTTCCAAAAACTTTCAAACAAATTAAATCCATCTATATTAGCATCTCCGTACTTTTTATAAACTTTATTATATTGCCCCATTGCATTCGTAAATGCTTCTCTTTCAAATACAAGTAGTCCTTTTGCTAAATTAAAGTTAAGAGGAACAGATGATTCACTGGAGTTATTAATAACTTTTGTAATCTGTGAACTTATACTGTCAGAAAGACTTTTGTATCGTTGAATATCATTAATTAAACTTTCATACTGAGGCTTATTAATCATTTCATTTAGGATAGGGTCTTTCTTCATAAAGTCAAAAAACTCATCCATTCTTGCTAAGTTTTCATAGAGAATTTCTGAATTACTCCACATAGGATGGTCGGGCTGCCCTATATTATCAAAGAATTGTTTACTATCATCTAATAACTTTGCAAATTCTTGTGTTGTTTCTAATTGATTTTGATTTATAAAGTTTTGAAGAGAATCTTGCATCTCTTTAATTTGTGTTTGAGCTAATGCACCTTCTTCTCCCGGCACCCCTCTTACTGATTTATTACTTATTTCATCTAGTGTATCTTGTAATGATTTTATTAAGAATTGATGTGTTGCAAGGTTATTTAAAAAATCTGGATTGTCTTTACTGAATAAAGTTGCTACACCAGAATTGCCAACTTTTGCTGCATCTCTTGCTGCCATCATTGGGCCAAGCATAGATATAATAGCAAACTCTTCATGAAATAAATGAATATTTTCTGAACCTAAAACTTTTTCAAAGTTAGATACCATTTGTTCATAGTTTTCTATGTTTGCTTTTAAGTGCCTCATAACATCTGGGCCACCTTCATTTAATTTCATTGCAAACTTTTCAAACTGTGCAAATTCTGCCCAATTTATTTCACGGTAAGCATTTAATTTTTTATCCCATATTTTTGTTTCACGTAAAATTTGTGGCTTTAATCGTATTACATCACCTTCAAATCCTAATGAACCATTTCGCATAGCAACAGTAGCTATATCTAAAAATGATGCTAATCCGTGATACCCAGTTCTTCCTATTCCTAATAGCCAATTACCACCCATTCCAACAGAAAGACCGCCTCCGGCTCCACCTAATAACTCAAACTGGTCTCCAAAAACTCTTGATGTTAAAACAGCACCTGATGCAAATCCTAATTCCATTGCTGCATCCTGCTTAAATATGTTTGGTACACCTTTTATTGAATAACTTAACTGTTTAAATTTTAAATCTCTAACATTATCACTTAATTTTATTAGTTGTTGCTTATCAATTTTACCGGCATTAAATTTTATAAGACCATCGTCATAAACTTTTTGTGCATTAAAAATATCTTTTTCAAGTTTATTAGCCATTCGCATAAACTCTTTTGATTCTCGTGCTTGCATTCCTGTTTTAATTTGACTGCTTCCCCAAAATCTAGAGAAAAAATTTGATTTTAATTTATTTGCAGTATCAGTTGCAGGATAATTCTGTTTAATATACTCATTAAATATATCATCATCCGTCATCCCCTTTTTAAAGTCTTTTGATTTTTTAAATTGTCTTGACCACTCAGTAAATCCTTTATATTTCTTCAATGCATTTCTGTACATTGCTGTACTGAACCCTGCTGCTATAGGAGCAAAGTCAACTATATAACCTGTAGTTTGTGTTGCAAAACCACCGGCATCTTTTTTTAAGTCTTCTAAAACTTCAATAGGTACTTCAACTCCTAAGTTTTTACGTATTCTATTTTGCCACCATTCAGTAGACGTTGGTATTTTTCCTTCTAAAAATATCTCTAGTTTTGTTTGTTCTTCACCACGCAATAAATCTAACTCTTCTAGAGTTTTATTTTTAAGATTACCCATCATTGATATTGTAGGTATATCATCCCAACGGCCTTCTATAGCTGCTTGAATTTCATTTAGTTTTAATTGTGATTGTTTTGCATTTACATCTTTTAATAAGTTAGGAGGAAATGCTATGTAGTTATCCCATAGGCCATCTACCATACTTAATAAACCAATCGTTTTATCAGCATCTTCCACATAACCAGTATTTCGCTTAAATGGTAAAGCGAAGTTTCCTTCTATAAGTATTTTTTGAACGTCTGGGGAAAGTTTATGTTTGCGGAGAACTTGAGCTTGGTTAGTATTGTATTCGTTAACATATTCGGGTTCACCAAATATAGCAATACTTTCTAATTGCTCTTCTTTTTTTTGTGAGATTACCTGCTGTTGAATTTCATCTAAGTTCATACCCTCAAAAGGGTCTACTTTTTCTTTCGGAGCATTTAATTCTAAATGCTTTTGAAATAAGTCTTCGTGAAACGCAGGGTCAACATTAGGGTCGTTTAAATAAATTGGTTTATTGTTTTTTCCGTAAGGATAAATAGGAGTACCACCATCAAAAACGCTTTTTCTGTAGGAATCAGAATACATATTAGCATTATTTTCATCAAGAAAATCTGCACTCTGTTCTTGCTGTACTTCTACTTGGTTTTCTTCTTCGTTAAGAAGAGTTTCTACTTCATTGTTTACCATGTGTTATCCTTACTGTAGTGTTGAATCTGGTGTTGCATCGTCATCAACAAGACCACCTAATAAACTCCAATTGTCTTTTACTATATTAGATGAATCTTGAATATCGTTTTCTTGAAAGTGGGTTTTATAAGTATCAAAAACCGGGTCATCAAAGTCTGCATAGTTTTCTTTGACAGTATCATAAAATCTAGGAAAATATTTTTCAACATCTTCTAATTTCATTGGCATACTTGTTGCTTTATCTCCACCTTTAAAGTAGTTAAAGTAAACAATATTTTTTCCGTCTTCTGTTTTTTCTCTTGTTGGTGTTGCTCCCGGTGTATATTGTCCTTGATACGCTAATCCATTAAAGTAATCATCTTTTTGCATTGATACTTGTACTGTTGGTTCAGAATACCCCATTAACATATCACGCAGTTTAAAATACTCTTTTTTTCCATTAAATTGAAGTAATCGTTCATACATCATTGCGGCTTGCATATTTTGCATTGCATTTGGATTAGACAAATCTGTTTTGTATTGAGCAAGAGTAATTGGTAGCTCAATTGTTTTGTAGATAGATTCTAATGCTGAAAGATTTAGTCCTTGAGATGTAAATAAACCATTATACATAGCTCTATCCATAATTTCATAGTCAGTATCAGATATTGTTTTACCTCCTGTACCCCCTTGCAAAATCATAGAAACAGTATAGTTTAATGCTGTAGCAAAAAATTTTCTTTGAGCTGCTACTTGTAGCCTTTTATCCATTTTGTTATTAATTTGGTCTGCTATATTATATGTTTTACCATCTAATTCAAAAGTTGATACAGCTTGTCTAGCTTTTGCACCTAATTTATTATCAGTATATATTTGTTGTAAAATTGAATTAGCTTCATTCGCACCAAATGTCTGTGGTAATAGTCCTGCTTGCTCTGTAATTCCTTCTAATAATACCATTAAATCAAGTGTACCACCAACAAATGGAGAACCACCATAACTCGGTTCATACGTTGTAAGTATATTTCGTATTAAATCTAGAGTTGTTGTTCCTTGTTGACCAACATTTTTTATATCAGCTATCATAGTATCACTTGGAGCAACAATACGTTTTTGTGCTTCATCAATTTTAGAAGCATCTAAAATATTTACAAACATAGGGTCACTATCATCTGTTAATACAGGAAGTACACCTAAAGCTAAACTTTCTAGTCGTGCTTCATGATTTATTCCTACATATCTTTTTGAACCATCTGGTAATGTTGTATAACCATCAGAGGGGCCATAAACTTCTTCATTAGCATTCCAAAAAGCAACAAGTTCATTTCCTGCACTCATTCTTCCTGTTGTTGCAAATTCATTAGCGTGCTTTACAGCGAGTAAATCTTGTGGTCTATCTTTTAAATTATAAATAACTTCTAAGTTAGCTTCTACACCTGTTGTTCCCGGTTGATGTAACTCTGGGTTATACGCTTTTGTAATTTCTGCTAAAGCCATAATATCATCTAGTGGCATATCTGGATATAATTTAGTAATATCATCTTGTGTTAAAATAAAATCATATAAACCATCTTCACTTTCTTTTGTAAAAGCATTGGTTATATTTTTATTTTTCTTTTTTGCTTCTTGAAAAGTTAAAGCTTTAATGTAATTAGTAGAATCTTCATAAGATGTTTCCATACCAAGTACGTCAGGAAATTTTTCTGTGTCAAATAAATTTTGAAATGCACCTTTACCTTGTTTATTTGGTTTAATACGTGCCCATGCTAAAAATTCTCCTGTGTCAGCTTTACTTGCATTACTAACACGGTACTTATTAAATAATTGTGTTGCATAAGTTTGAAATCGTTGTAATTCTGAATCTGGTAAACTTAATACAATATCTTTAAATCCCGGTATTGACCAAGCTTCATTCAAATCTTCCATTTTTTTTGCATCCCACTCTGGCCCAACTTTAGGATTGTTGTTGTTATCAACATATTGATTTAATCTAAAACTCGATTCTCCTTGTCCAAAAACTTCAAATCCACTTGCTTCTGCTAATGCATTAGAAGCACTTGCAAGAGTGTCTTTATGTGTTTCAAGTTTTATTGCGTTGGTATTTTTTAAGTTTTCCAGTTCTAAAGTATTTAGATGGTCTTGCTTTGCCTCTTCACTATCCCAACCTCGTTCCATTCTTGCTAAGTCTATAGCATTTAGATGTTGTAAATTTGTGTTAGCTAAACTCTGCTGATGTTTATAATCTGCTAAATTATATTGATGATTTCTATCTTCAACGAGTTTTTGCATTTCCCAAATTTTTTCTTGTTCGTTTAATGCCGCTTCATAATCAGCAGCCGACTTTGCTTTTTTACGTTCGTTGTATCGTTTTAATAAACCTGTTCCAAATGATACTAATAAAGGTGATACCATATTATACCTCCTCTGATGGTGATTGATTATCCATTCCTATAAATCCTTCTGGTTCTTCGTTAATTGGTTTTGCTGCATTTGCTTTTCTAAATTCTTGTTCAGCACCTACTTCTTGTAAAATCATTTTTAATTGTTCTGGGTTTCTATCAGCCATCATACGTAATGCTGATTCATCATCCATTGTATCTGCTTCATCTGGTTTGTTACCATCTGAAAATACCTTAACAGGAATATCCGCTTCTAAAGCCATATTAATTAATACAAGTGCAATAGGGGGTTTAATAATTTCTGCTGCATCGGGGGATATAACACCTCCGGCAAATCCACCTAATCCAATTGTATTTACTATTTCTTCGACACTCATACCGGCAAACATAAGTTTTTGAAAACGAGCTTGATTTTCTGGTTGCATAAGTTTATCAACAATAAAATCTACTGCATCATCGGGGTCAGCAAACATAGGAGGTTGTTCATATGGTCTACTGCCCGGTGTATCTGTTAAAGAATGACCCGGAACAGGTCTATTAAAACGATTAATTGGTTGTTCTTCTGTTAATGTTTTTTGTATAGCCATATTTTTACCCTATCTTACTTGATTCAAGTTTCATTGTTGGCCCACTTGATTGATATATAGAAATCATTTCACCACTATTTATACCACCAGACCAAATTTGCTTATAATTAGGATTACTTAAAATATTATATAATGATGATTGAACATATCTATTTCTATAACCCGGTTTTATTTGTGCAGAAGCTGATTGAAATCCTCTATGTGGAACACCAGATGTAAGTCTACTACCATGAGGAGAACGTACTTGTATATTTTGTATTTTATCACCGGCAGATTCTTTTTCACTTTCTTTTAAATACTTCTGTAAAAAACTACTTGCTATTTTTCCACCTGATGTATCACCACCTACAAAACCTCTTAACTTGTCTACACCTTTACCTAAAAATCCTGTTTGATATTTTTTTGTTTCTACCATTTCACCCGCAGGTGTCCAAACTTTTTGACCGGTTCCAACTAATTTAGTTCCAAACCCAAACTTATCATTTAAATTTGTAAAGTATCCTTTAGGGTCACTTACCATACCACCAATATTACTAGCACCTCTAGCAAATAAACTTTGTTGACTTTCACCAAATGGAACAAATCCACCAATAATAAGTGATGCTGTTATTGCAGGGTTTTCAATAATTTCATTAGGTATAACTTTTCGTAATTGCTTCTTAAATAAATTAAGTTTCTTTTTTACTGATTTAAAAAATCCCATCTATATATCTCCTTAACTAAACATATCACCGAATATACCATCAAGTACAGCCGAACCTAATTCTGCCATAAAGATATCATTCTTTTTTGTTTCATACATACTCTGGTCAAAATTACTTGATTGTGCAAACATTGCTACATCATGTGAACGCTGTTTCGCATTTTCTGCAGTTTGTAAAGCCCAAGATGCTTCATCTCTATAGCGTTGCCATAATTGATTTAGAGCAGTTTGATTCATCTCTAATAAATTTAATGCATTTAATCTATTAGATTCATTTTGAACAGTAGTGTTAGCTGTATTAATTTGTCTTCGCCATGCAGCGTTACTTTGATTTATTTGTAATGTCATATTAGCATTAAATTTATCTCGTGCATCTTGCATAGCAGCAGTAAATCTACTAGCTGTATTCTTTTGGTCAGCGTTAAATTGTTCAGTAGCAGCTAATCTATTTTTATTAGCATTCTCTGCTTGAACACCTAGCTCTGCAAAAAATTGGTCTACTTCATTCTGTGATTTTGCATTAAATTGTAAAGCCGCATTCTGTGCAGCTTGGTCTTTCCATAGAGATTGTAACTTTCCATTGTAGTTTAATTCATTTGTTTTTTGGTCATTAGTCAAGTTTTGAACATCTATAGAAAGAAATGCTCGTGCATTATTAATTGCTGCTTGTGTTTTAGCATCCATTTCTAATTTGTCCATGGCTGCATAAGTCATAGCATTTTGTAATACTGCTTGTTGTTCGTGTTTTAAATTTTGTAATTGAATTGCCGCATATTTTTGAGCATCAGCTTGGGCTATAGGAATAGCTGATTCCATAACAGCTTGTGTCATTGCTGCTGCTGCCATACTAGAAGCACCTAATCCACGTTGAGCCATTATTGCTGATACTTTTTGTACAGCAGGTGATGCCCACGCAGGCATTTGTGTTCCTGATTGAACAGCATTAAAGAGTTGTTCTAATTGATAAGTAACAGTAGCTTTGGGGTCTAATGTACCTGTTTGTGCTGCTACTTGAGATTGTTGTGATACAGCACCTTGTATATTTCCTATTTGAGCTTGTGAAGATAAAGCCCCTTGTGCTGCCTGTGCAGTTAAACTGTTATTAGGTACATAAGCGGAATAAGTTTGTGCTGTTTGTGATTGAGGTACAGATATATCTAAGCTACCAGTTGGAGCCGTATCTGTAGTTACACTAGGAGTTGTACCTAATGTTTGACTACTCAAAATTTCTGGAGTTTTTTCAGTAACTAAAGTTGGAGATATTGAAGTTCCTGTGGGAAGAGTAGGTGATTTAGGTTGACCAGTTGTAGGGTCAATACCTGCCTGTTCTGTTAATGCTTCCTCAGTAGCTGTTTTTATATCTGGAGGAGTAGTACCACCAGTTTGCATCTTAATAGCACCACCTTTTTTTGCTTCTAAAATAGGATTACCTTCTCTATCAAATCCAATAATAGAATCTTTTGATTTCATATATTCAGTAAATTCTGCTAAACCTTCATCATCACCTTTAGATTTTAGTGTATTATAAATTCCATGTAATCGTTTTATTCTATTTGGATTTAATTGCTGTTCTTCTTTTGGTATTGCCATTTTTATTTATCCTTTTTACTATTCTCCTTAAATAACTTTTCACCTTCTAATGTTGCTTTTAATCTCTGTATTTCTCTTTCCTTAGATTCTAAAATAAGTTCTAAGTGAGCAATACGAGTATGAGCAGCATTACGTTGTGAAGAAATTTTTTCGTTCACTGCTTGCTGTAATTCTATATTTAATTCAGCTTGCGTTTTTTGTTTTGGTTGTTGTTCAGTAGTCATAGTTTCTCCTTTTTTACGACCACTCCCTATGCTTTGAAATTTTTTTTTTAGCCATTAAACTGCTGTTGCTGGTACTCCATCTGACGAGACAAATGGAAATTCTGCCCACGCACAATATATCATTGTATCATCACCACCATTTATATTATCCCCTTCTTCCCAAAATTTAAATCCATTACTAAGAAAATCTAGTTGATAATATACGTGTGATTTTGTTGCATCGGCAGTATCTGCTTCAAGTCTTGTTTGCATTTCATTCCCCGCATGGATTCCATATGTTCCACCAGAATACATATGCCATGCACCAGAATTATTAACTCTTTTTATCATTACCAAAGATGGTTTGAATCCTGTCCAAATACAACGGCCATCATCATTACCATTACCTACAAAGCTACCAAATCTACTGTAGCCTTGTATTGGTGTCCAAGAATAACAGACAATATCTTCTGATTCATTTACATCAGAGTTTCCTAAAGTAAAAATTGAGCTAGTTGGTGTTGATTTAAAATTATTATTTGTACTTGACTTTGCAGCAGTTGTCATAAATAAATATTCTGTTCCAGAAAGTGATTGATGTTGTATAACCCAATTTCCAGTTCCTGCAACAGCACCATCCCTGCTTTTAAACATAGAAAATCCGGGTACTGCACCTAATCCATGCCCGATAGTTTGGTCATCAGTATTATTTCCTGTATAAGTTATTACAGAAAATCCACTTGTTGAATCTGTTTGTACTGTTGTCGTAATATCTC